AAACATTCAAAGAAAACTTTATCGATAAGGGTTGGCAGCAGGAGATTGAGCAATTCAATCAAACTGATTTAGTGCTTACCTGGAAGAATAAGTCTCAAATCCTATTCATGGGGGAAAACTTTGATCGAGATAAGGATTTGAATAGGTTTAAAGGACTTGAATTCAACGGAGCATTCATTGACGAGGTTAATGAAGTACAGGAGCTTACACTTGATAAGATTATTGAACGTGCAGGATCCTGGTTCCATAGTCCGGGATGCCCTACGAAAATATTAATGAGTTGTAATCCTACCCAAAACTGGGTTAAGAAAAGGTTTTATGATAAATTTAAAGCAGGCACATTACCTGAAGGTGTAGCATATCTGCAAGCTAAGATATTTGACAATCCACATATACCACAAGACTATTTAGATGCATTGAAATTGCTCCCTGTACATCAGTACCGAATTTTTGTCGACGGTGAGTGGGATGTAGCAATGAAAACGGGTAATGAGTTCTTTCGTGAATTCGATACGGATAAGCATATACGACCTAATTCATGGGATATAAATAATTTATTTCACGTCTCAATTGATAACAACGTTTACCCATATATTGCTGTTACTGTGTGGCAGTTTGAAAAGAATGGATTAGGCTGGAAGATTAAGTTAGTTAATGAACTACCTGCTGTTGATCCTATCAATACAGCAACTAAGGCCGGGCGTAATGTTGGGTTATGGCTAAGTAAAATTGGTTATACCTCGCGAGTACTGATCTATGGCGATAAATCAACTAAGGCCCGGACCACAATAAGTGATGATAAAAAATCATTCTTTGACTTATTCACTGAAGCAATAGCAAAGGAAGGCTTTAAGATTGAAGATAAGATGTTAAAGTTCGCACCACCTGTTGCCGGGATAGCTGATTTTTGCAATGCTATATTCGCTGATGAAATACCAGGGCTCAATTACGAGATAGGAGAGAACTGCAAAGAGACTATCAACGATCTGATAGAAACAAAAACAGATCGGGATGGAACAATGCTAAAGAAGCGCATCACTGATCCTAAGTCTGGAGTAAGCTATGAACCTAATGGTCACTTAGTCGATACCATAAAAGATATGACAGTCTCAGCATTCAACAAAGAATACCTAGCCTTCATCAATAAGAAAAAAGGACTTGGAATACGAGCTTTATCTGGGATATAGCTTACTATGCTTACTACGTAAACTGCAAACCAATAGCATGCAATACGCGCGAACTAAATTTGCTTAATGGAAGTCACAGAACTACTCGAACTCATATCAGAGCCTACTAAGCTAGTTAATAAAATTAAAGCCCTTGCTCCGGTATTGCCTGATTATGTTTTTGAATTAGAACCTGAGGACCAACGAGTGGTTAAAGATTTTAACTACAGACCATGGAGAGATGTTGAGGTAGCTACAGGTGTTTATGACGCTGCTGGTAATATGACTTATCGTACTGAAAAGAGAGATGTTCATAGACTGCCATCATCTACAAGAAAGCAGATTATCAACTGGGCAGTTAACATGAACCTCGCGGGAGGTATTGAGTTAAAAGCCATTATTAGAGAATCACTAAAGTTATCTGACGAGACTATGCTCGCTATGCTAGAGAAAACCTGGGAGGATAATAAGCTGGATTATATTTGCCAGGAGATTGATAGGCTAAAGAAGTCTTATACTCAATGTTTAGTAGTTTGGTATAGCACAGAAGCGGAGGAAGGTTTCTGGGAGGGTATTGCACCAAATACGGTTAAGTTCAAAATGAGGTGTTCTGTATTCAGCCCTGAAGATGGATCTCAGATCATTCCAATATACAATCAGTACAAAGAACAAATTACTTGTGCTCGTGCTTATGTTATCAAAGTCGACGATAAAGATGTAAACACAATGGATATTTATTTATCCGATAAAATACTTACACTTACTGAATCAGGTGGGCAATGGGTTCCTGAAGAGAAGCCATTACCTTATAATAAGGCTACATATGTATTCCATGGACAAAAGCGTACAGAGTATGCTGATATTCTGCCTAAAGATGAACGCGTAGCCGAAGTTGACTCGGATACCGCTGACGAAAATCAACAAAGCTCATTTCCTATATTGGCTGCTATTGGTGAAATAGAAGCATCTGCAGGTGGAGGTACTAAGAACACCCGTAAGACTTTCTCAATGAAAGATGGCGGAGACTTGAAGTACGTTGAAGCTAAAGGATCACAGCAATCAGCTATTGAAGAGCGCAAGAATTTACGTCAAGATATTTATGATGAAACTGCAACGCCACAAATTAGCTTTGAGCAAATAAAAGGATCATCTAATTTACCAGGAGTTACAATTGAAATGATGTTCTTGCCAGCTACCAATAAAGCAAAGCTTAATCAAAAAGGCGACTTAGGTATGGAGTGGCAGAGACATATCAATTTACTTAAGTCTTGTATGGCTGTAATAAATATTGGTGTTGCTAAGAGTAAATCAATGAGCATTAAGCCTGTCTTTAAGATTGAGTTACCGAGGAATCTAAAAGAAGAGTATGACAACATCATTCAATTAGTCGGTGCCGGACTTCTATCTAGGGCTAAAGCTATTGAAATGTTGAAGCTAGTAGATAAGCCTGAAGATGAATTAAAATTGATCAACGAAGAACTAGATGCTGCTCAGGTAAGAGCAAGTAAAGCTGTTCAGCCCGTAACCCAAACCACATAACATATGAAACACTTCACTATCACACTAGGAATTGGCATTACACAATTGATCATGGAGTACTGGATCGTGGCAGAGCCAGAGCAAAGACACCAGCCACATTATTATGAACCGAAAAGGGGTTAGTCGATGGTGAGCGACGTTACTTCAATACCTAACGATTTAAGCACATCTAAAGCCTTTTGAGCATCTTTGCTGGTAAATACCCTCCCATCACTTTCTGATAGCTTACGGCTGAGATATGTGTGTGCACTCTTCTGATTACCGGGATACATAAGCCTAGCAAGCTCACCATTGTTAATGATCTTATTTGTTAGTAGAAACTCTTTCACTGTCATAGACCAAAGGTAATAAAACAAAAGTGAAAATAAAAATGTACAAATATTTGGTAGTGTGAAAACAATGATGTACATTTGAATAAGCAAAACAGAAAACATTATGGGAACAATCACATTAACAAACGGCATCACTTACAATATCTTAGCTGAAGAAGCATTAACAGGCAAAGCAGCTGAGCAAGGATTTTATCAAACTTTAGTAATGTTGCAAAGGGTTAAGGGTAACAAAACTTTTTATGCAATGCGTGATGTAAACGGTATCATAACTTTAAACTAAATGACAAAAAGCGAATTAAGAATAGGGAACATTATTCAAGGCCAGTCAGACTTGCCAGAGACAGTTATTGAGTTAAAAGAGAATGGGGGTATTAAAACCTACCGAGGCAACGTTAAGCATTTACATTTATCAAGTATAGCAAAGTATTGCTCACCTATACCTATCACTGAAAAGTGGCTGCTTGATTTTGGGTTCGTACAGTTCCAGGAAGAAATGAGGCTTCAATTGAGAGAGTATCTATTTTTAGTATTTGATACATGCCAGTTCGGGGTATTTGTTGAAAGTACAGATTCAGAAGATAAATCTTCAATACTATTTGATCATATAAAATATGTTCATCAAATACAAAATCTATACTTTTCGCTTACTGGTAAAGAGTTAAATTAACTATACACGCTTGGTCTTTGGTGTTTGGAACACCCAATTAGTCTGACGAGACTTTGATGTTAAGAAGTGGGATCGTAACCCAGCCCAGCGCAACCAAATTATTTTTCATTATTCCATTTGAAATACAATTAAAAGTTACTACATTAGTACCACGCTATCAGGGCAGGTAGGCACAACACAGATCCAACGCTTAATCGGCTTGGATTTTTTGGGTAACAAAGAGCCATAACGATATGTATACAGCAATTCAGAAATTAAAAGCAGCAAGATATTACCTGGATTATCAGGGGCTAGGTTTCGAGCAAGTTGATTGCAACAGATTAGCTACTCAATATGGTGATAGAATAGTTGAAATGGCTATCGAAAGAGGATTCAAGATATAAGTCCAACGAACGGGAATCCGTGTAGTGTTGGCAAAGCATAAAACAAAGAGAGCAGAGGCGCTATAATTGCAGGCGCCAAAAAGTAGCGTAGTCGCTACCGAGATCGATGTAAAGCCCTGATGAGAATGTAGTCAGGGCATTTAATACAGGCGTGGGAGCGCAGGTAGTTTAGGTTAGTGGTGGGTTGTGGCGACTCACCACTTTATTGTACCCGTAGTGGGGCAGCCACAGTTGATTGACACTTAAAAAATAAGTATATGAATACTAATGGAAATGCACCTATTAACCGCGGTATGGTTTGGTTTAATAAAGAGGGTAAAGAAACAGCTAAAGAACATGCTGAAGAAGGAGCAATGACTTACGGCTTAACCAAACGTGAACACTTTGCTGCAATGGCAAGTGATGATTTTGATAAACTCCCATCCTCGTTACAACGTGATATCGTTGGTTATGATCAACCATCGTATGAGTATGATCCCGGCTTTGATGAAATGAAAGAGATAAAACCCGTCTACAATTTAGAGTATGCAGTATGGTTTGCAAAAGGTAGATCTAATTGGAAAGTTATGCAAGCCGATGCTCTTATCGCTGCACTAAACGCTAAAAATTAATTGCCGAAAGGCGTAAAATGAATAGATATGAATGGAATAGTAGCAAAATGCAAGTTCACTAAAGGTGACAGAGTTCGTGTTATTCGTCACGAATCAAATGATGAATTAATACCAGTTGGATCAACAGGAACCGTATTTGAAAACGACGCAATGCCTTGGGTGGTAATGGATGATCCAACACTTAACATTGAAAAGATATTCGATTCTCTAGAAAGTGGTTATGTCTTCTATCAAGAAGAGCTGGAGTTATTGGAAAGCGAGGCGACCCATGCTTAGCCTACTAGGTGCGTCATGGGCTAGTGCATGGCTATGGCTGTTCTGGGAGGCTAAGAATGCACCGCAAGATCCTTCTGAGATTGGTGAGCAGGAGGGGGTAGAGGGATGAGTAACTGGATAAGTGTAAACGATAGGCTGCCGGAGCCTGAGGACAAGGTCTTAGTATTCGGTACAGGAGGCAGACAAGTTACTGCAATATTCCACCCCTCATTCGGTAAGAAGTGTTTTTATGCTTACGACCTGTTTACCGAACAACTATCAAGAGTTGAAGAACCCACCCATTGGATGCCTTTGCCTTCTCCACCAAACAAGTAAATAATTAACTAAAAAAGACGCTACAGGCGCAATATAACAAATGGACCAAATCACACTATTAAAAAGAGACATAGCCTTGCTAAAGCAGCAACAGGCGGAGAGTACGAGATTGCTAAAGGCTTGTAAAGGTCACGTAGGCATGATGCTCGGAGAAGACATCGAATTACACTTATCGGAAGTAACAGGAACCTACTTCAATGCTAAAGACTACCATTACGAAAAGCCTAACGGAGAACAAGGGATATGAAAGACCAAAAAACAGTATCAAACGAGTTCCATGAACTGGAATACGTTGCAAAGAAATTTAACCTTACGCTACAAGACGTAGTGGATGCCAAGAAAGCTACAGGTAGCAATAAGCGTGATGTTATCTATGCTTACTTAGAGGCATTGCCAGTGAAAGTAAAGGTAGAGATTACCGATGAGGAAATTCGTCAAGCAATGGATGAGGCCTTTATTAAAGCTGGACATAATGCTTATTTCGGCAATGGATTCTATTCAGGTGCACAATGGATGCGTGACCAACTAGAAGGAGAGGCCAAATCATGATCAGCAAAATAAACAAAGGCGAAAAGTTCGTGTGTGTGCGTGACGTGGTGATGGATGGTGAATATAATAACATAGCTTATACAGCAGGTAAAGTCTACCAGTCAGAATTTAATAACTGTTTGACTAACGATCAAGGTAACGCACATCATTTTTGGACAGAAGGTACGGGTGGGTTCTTCATCCCCTACACCTATGCCGCAGTTTCAGCGCATTACGACACCTGCAAGACAATGGATGAAGCTGACCCTTTCGCAATGCTATTGCTTGACCTAGAGCCTACTTTGGAGCGAAGTGAGGCGTGTTCGTGTGGTCAGCATAATCCTAATGGGATATACAACGGAACTACACCTGTTAGAGAAGGATTGACTAGGTCTGAGTTCCTAGAGTTAGAGAAGGTATTGTTCCCTGAGTTAGAGAACCAAATCAAAGAAGGTTTTGTAACCAGAGAACAGCTTGTTAAATTGGACGAAAAGATCAATTGGAGGGATGAGCAGGTTATTGTTGAGACATGGTGTAAAACGCTAAGATCTGAAACTAGTAAAGAGGATGCAGATTCTAACAAGCTATTAGAGGATTGCTACAGGTCAGTCTCTTCGCCACTCCCTCCCTACTACGACAACACGCATGGGAGTCTATACAAGATCGCAGAACAAAGGGGGTGGAACTTCTATCAGGCTGATGCTGTTAAGCGCATAGACAGGGCATTGAAGAAAGGTAATTTCAGACAGGACATAGAGAAAACGATTGCGCTTCTGCAGTTGTGGGTTAAGGAGATAGGAGAATGAGAATTAAACGAGCATTCCGAGCATTCTTTACAATCCTATTAGGATTTGAATATGTGTACGCTGATGAGACTTGTACTAATGTGTTTGCAACTCCCACAAAAGCAATCGAACAAATTAACAGAATCATTGAACTAGCTAATGACGGTATCAACCAAGTGAAGGTATTAGAGGAAGCTGAAAATATTATTAAAACCACATAAACATGTTTAAATTTATATTCTATGCGCTAGGAGTCGCTTTTATACTTCAC